GCGCTGCACATACCCACCGATCCCAATTCGCTTATCTTGAAATAGGGCATAAGCTCAATGGAACAGGTCAAGGATGCACTCAGGGTCTTGTCTACCGTGAGTGAATACCAGTAAGAGAATATTCGGGAATCACTGAATTGTCGGGGCTGAACATCCGCCTGTTTCCCGAATGTTACCCATCCTGATTTGCTGAATCCCGCCGTGCCGTCGTAAATAGTTCCAACGGAAACCATATCGACGCCATTGAAATAGTTAACGGCATTTATCGTTGTGGATGCCGTCGTATTTGGGGTGGCCCCGACATCGATATATATCCCCACAAGCGGATCGGGGGAACTGATACTCATGATGTCGGAAGCGGTCATTGCGCTTATCGTTACTGAATCCGCCGCATAGGTAAGGTAAGCCTCCGCCGATTGATCGTAGAAGGATATTTCAACCGGGACAATCGGAAGGCCATCCCAAACATTTTGGATTGACTGCCATATGGTGTTGTATTGGATTGCGGAGATTTCAACCTCTACATCCAGGGACCCAGAGGAAATGGATAATTGATACCAGAACCCGCATTCATCAAACATGTAGTGTGGGTATTCATCCGTTTTGAGCGTCCAGGCCATTGATCCGCTTTGCCCCAGGGTCTTGCCTGCCGAGGCGATTGTCCCATCCGTCATGCTGGTATCAGTCCATGCTCCATTCCAATATTTCAGGGTGGCGACGGCATTGGAGGAATTCGCGGCACTAACTGTGAACTTTAAGGAGTTCGCGGGAATGTCGGTCTTGATATAAAGATTTTGATATAGAACACTATCCAAGGAAAAAGTATCGTACCCGGACGCCGCGAAACCCGAGGCGGTGCTGTTCTGAATCGTAACCCTGGTCGTTGGGGAGGTAGCGGTAAACTCTATTGTGTGCAGGGTCCAATTTGCATCAGTCATTGCACCACTACTTGCGATTCCATACCAGTGCGCTGAGGTCCCGATATAAAGGTTGCCCGATACTTCGGTTCCTTTCTTGAAATAGAAGGTGAGTCGATATAGCCTTCCGACCTCAGTTGTCTCTTCCCGATAAAATGTCGCTCCGTTGCTCGGCCCGTTCGCCAATGATATAAAATTTCCGGACTGTCCACCTGCCGTAACAACAAGGGTTCCCGAACCACCGTACTGAGTCCAACCGGTGTTCAATTCTCCGTCGTCCGTAAAAACATTTACCGTATCCCCCGCTGTGGTCATGAAGTCGAGAACAACAACCGTTGATGATATCCCATCGGTTGCCTGCTCCGTATAATCGGTCCCGACATTTGGAATAGTGGCAATGGTCGCACTGGCGACGGAATAGACCACCTTTTTCACATACTGATCGGTGCCGGGATAAATCTGGTGCTGATCGACGCCATTAGAATAAACCATCCGATCATCAAGGACGGACCACGACGCAGGGGCTTGGCCGGCAGAGGTTCCGCTGTAGACGTCCGCTCCGAATGCGCCATTTGTAACGGTGGGCGGATTAGCGGTAGCTTCCAACACATCTCCATCACCCATCTGCGCGTAAAAATGCCTCTCAACAACGCGGCCTTTCGAGTATTGGAATAAGGAAATAACCTCAGCCGAGGGGTAAATATAGATACTGTCTATCGTGACGACGTTGGAAGCAGCCAGTCCCACCAGACGGATATAATCCTGCGAGGTGGCAGAGGTAGCGGTAAACTCCCAAGTGTAGGTTGCAAGTGAAGTTGTTAATACAAGTGTCGTTACTGCCGGGTTACAGGTCGCCGCTGCGGTGCTGTTCATGCCGAGGCGCACCCCCGCAGAGCCCCCCGCATATTTAGAACGAATTGAAATCCTATATTTGCGCCCCACTTGCAAATCAGTCGTCAGATCGCTGGCGTCCCGTAGATACCAATAAGCACCCTGTGAATCGTCAACATAGGTGATTTCTAAAGCGTTTGAGACATTGGCGATAGTGTTATTCCCGAATACTGCCCATGTGTAAGTTCCGCTATTGAATGCTCCCGCTGCTGGATCGACAATAGACGGTGGTTGATCCGCAGTAGTATGGAGCGCACGGCACCCAAGGCGTTGCTCGAACCCCGGATGCCGGTCCCTCGTGTTCTGCTTCATGGAAAACCCACCGGAAGGGATCAGCGAATCCTCTTGGTTCGTGATTGCCCCGCCCCGGAACGGTATCTGCTTAGTCTGTATCTTCTTTTGCGTCATTGCTATCTCTACTGGAAATCGTTAAACATCGCATCCATGTCCACATCCCCGCCCATAGTCCCGGCGAAAGCCTGCATTGCGGCGGCCAGCTCTTCCCCAAAGGTGTTCTTATCTAACTGCGTAAGAGCAATCGGGACACGCGGAGACATCTTCATGGTAATGATCGCTCTTGAGGCTATTAAGGGGTGAAACCCTTCCGGGAGGTCCGAAACAAGGCCATAGTAATCACCCGACGTGATCCCCCCGGTGGATGTGATAACCCGCGCTGCCGTATAATCCGTGATCGTGTCGTTTGTTGAATCGGTGATGTTCTCAATCTTCATGCCGTTGTAATAATCGGCAAGGGCCTTCGCGGTTAAGGCAAGGGTATTGGTGGCACTCGCCGCCCCTGTATCGAGTTCCCGGCATCGGGAGTAATACCAGATGGTCCCGGTATCTGTTATCCCGTCCTGGTCTATTTTGAGGTTGTTCCCGTACCGGTAATACTCATGGGCCGAACCGATACCGTCCCAATGTCGTTTTGCCAACCCGATGGGGAAAATATCATGGTCGGCGGAGTCCAGAACAGACCTGAGCCGGAAGCAGTCGGACGGCAGAGATGCCACGGACGCCGTGAATGTGATCGCCGCCGACTTTAAAAAGTATTCAGGGAACTGCGTAAACAGAATGTTCCAAAGGAAGTATTGAGCGTTATTCCCGTGACGCATAAGCTCGGAATTGGCGTATTTCCCGGAGGCGTCGGTACCCTGCACATAGGCGGTTGAATGCTCGTTGAGCCCCAATCTTACTTGAGACAGGATTTCATATGCGTTTACATAATCGCTCACTAAGTCCTCCTACTTCTTCGGCACAATGACAGGTGCTTCCTTGTCTTTCTTCATGTCGTTGATAAAGTTTTCCATCATGACCTTCAGCCCGACTATTTCGCTGTTGAGCCGTTTATTTTCCGTCTCAAGAACTTCGGTCCTGTCACGCTCCGGGTCACGCACTGAATACGGATCATCCAGTTTGATGCCTATTGTTGATGCGTACTCCCGAACCTTTTCGCTTGAGGGAAGATACCCTAACCCCATCTGCTTCCGGTTCGCGTTCCGCTGGTTGTAGTCCGTCACCATCCGGGTCTTAAAGTCTATGTTACGTTTCCTCGCGGCTTCCCCGATTCCCCGTTTCGTCTTGTCATCACACCCGAAAACCAGCGACGTAAGCCCGCGCTGTCCAAATCCGTTTAGGAGATGCTTCGCGCAATTAATCTCGAATACCTGAATCTCCCCAGCCTTCATGGTGAGCGATAACCCGGAATATTGCATATCCAAGTCTTCGTCCGTGGGGTTCCACAACGTCAATCCTACTGTGCTTGTCTCAATGGCAAACGGCTGCATACTCTTTCCTCTCTTTCATTTTGTTCATGGAAGTAAGTTTCCTTGCTTGCATGAAAAAGATTAATGCCTGTTGGATAACATCCCCGGCATCTGGGATATATTCTTCTATCTTGTGTCCTTCGGGCAGATGGCTTGTCTGCCACCCGTTAAGGTCGGTCGAGCGTACCGGTTGGTCCTCGTGGATCTCCCGCTTAAACATGCTCGCTGCCTTGTAATACTGCTGCCCTTTGCGATACGGCATGAGTAAATCTCCATGCTTGCAGGTCGGAAGCAGGATAATATGGTTATCGAATGCCCCCGCAATATGGAGCGGAGCGGAGTCGTTCGTTATCAGCACGGGGGCCTGAGAGATGAGCGCGATGAGTTGCGGAATGGTCAATTTGTCCCGGAAGTCTACCCCGTTTTGCGGACATACAACCGGAACATAACCGTGTTCATCGCTCACGTTCGCCCCGATCAACCCTATCCGGACCCCCGCCTTACTGATTGAATCAACAATTTCCTGCCAGTATGCAACGGGGAAAGTCTTTGTCTCCCATCCCACGCCCGCATGGATCAAGATCAACTCTTCCGGGTCCGGGTCGATCTCATAAACCTTTTCCAAATCATCGTCGGAGTAGGAAAGCTCAATCTCCCTATCCTTCAGAGGCATGAGACGGTTGGCAACATTGAGGCTCACCCAATCGACACTATGACACAGCAGCAACGGAATGATGTTTCCATAGGCAACATTGAAATCGCTGTACTTATCGAGCGGGGAATGGTGTGTGTAGAACTCCACGCAGGCATCAATATCGTCAATCTTGTACCCTTCCTGGATGAGCTTGATCCCCTTGATATGCTTGTATAACGGGAAATTCCTGTCCTTCGTCATCACAAAAATGTCCGCGTCGGGGTAAATCTCGTTCCTCATGTGGCGTATTGTCGGTTCTGCTGCAACGCAATCGCCTAACCCCCCCAATGCCCACACAAGGATTTGCTGCCGGTATTCGTAACTCGGATCTTCGGCCCATCGCTTTATGTCCCTGTCCATCTTCTCAAGGAGCCTGTCACCATCCCCGGCATAGTGGACAAAGTATGAATCCAGCCTCGACATACCGGTGATGCGGTCCATGAGACTCATGCGGTTCCATTTATGGGGAAGAGAGAATATTTTCACATCCGACGACATGATTTTCATATTCAGATACGTCTGTTCCCCGAAACTATTTCGTAACGGCTTGATTTCATCATCGACCTTGAAGATATGCCGATGTTCCTTTGATGCTACCATGACGCCGGTATTGTAATATGCCTTTCCGTCCCATCGCGGCAGTTTGATGTTGAAAACCTTCATCACTTCGTAGATGCAGACCGAACGAGGGGTATAAATACCCTCATTGAAAATCCCGAAGTATGCTTCCGGCACCAATTCAAAGATACTTGGTGTATCCGGGCGGATGATAATATCGGCGTCGATGAAGGCTACACGGTCATACTGCTTGTGGAGCAATTCATGGATACTGAACTTCGCCCAATGCGGAGACGGCAACCCGGACGGGAGATTCTTCAAGACGAGCAGATCAGCGCCGCACTTATCGGCATAGGCATTGAAGAACGGTTCGGAGCGTTCCCATATCGCCTCGTACTTCTCCCCGGACACGATAGTCATGATGGCGAGTTTTTGTTTCTTCATGCCTTTTTCAGGCTGCATTCATAATCTCCTTCGCCGTCCGTCCCTTGTGTTTCAATTCTACCCGCCTGAATGTCGAATTTGCCTTGCGGTCGCGCTTCGAGAAGGCGTTCGCCAACTGCCGCTTGTTATCCCTCGTCATGGCCCGAATTTCATCCTTGTCGTTCTGCCGAATCTTTGTACGAACCTCCTCATAGTGACGTGCCGCCCTGTCAAGTTTGTCTTTCAGCCGGTCACTCTCAAGATCCCCGGAACGGATGAAATTCAAGTCTCTCGTATCGGGTTGCCGGAATCCACCATCGGCTGTTCTGACAAGATGGACATTTGCCGGGTCCCCATAAGGACGCGCATACACAATAACATAGTTGGAACCATTCCATTTGAGACCAAGTTTTTGATCCATTGATTTCAGTGACTTTATAAAACTTCTGTCAGGTGTTGGGCCTTCCATCCTACCCTCCTACTGCAATCGTTAATGATGGTTGAAATGGTTTATCTATCTTCGCTCTCTTCTGTGAATTTTCTGCACATCCCAACGGTTGAAGATTTTTCAATGACCAGCAAATATGAAAATCAATATCTTCTGGCCGCCCAAAGTTAAAAACTGAAACTGGCGTTTTATGGTCAATACTCCAAACGGTTCCGTAATTCTCCCATGTCATCCCCTGTTTGAATCGTTTTTCAAGGTGAACCTTTATCTGTTTTGATTCCTTACACTGTGTGCAAAGTTTCCTTTCAACCTCTGGCATAATTTCCTCCCGTTTGATGTGACAATCCCCCGTATAACTTACATTCCGTGCTCATCCGGTGCTGCTCGTATATCCAACCCTCCGGGTCTTGCTCCGTCGCCAACAGAGAGAAACACTTCTGAAGGCGTTCCCTCTTTGCCCTATCGGGTATCTTCAGCGGACTACGGGAAAAGAATCTTCCCGGCTCGCCGTCCACAAGGTTCTTCGCGTAGCAGTACTCCCCTAATTTCGTGCCTCGGTATGGTTGATAGATTGACGCCCACGCATATGTCGGCTTGCACTTCTTATTCAATTCCAGTGTCGCAAGATCATCCTGAAGGGTCGTTTCCGGCAGACAAAGGATATTCTGAGTCATGACCCGTATCCCATAGGTCTTGAGTAACCCCGCTGCATAGAGACAATCATGATCGGTGATCTTCCCTCTGTTCAAAAGGGTCTGCTTCAAGCCCCCGGCCGTCTCGATTGCGAATCGCGCCGAATAGCATCCCGCTTCAGAAAGAGCCCTTATCTGATCCTGATTGACCAATTCCGCCCGAAGATGGCAGTGAAAGGGTAATCCTACCTTCGCCTGGTACAGTGGCAAGAACTCGTCAAGGAACGACTGCTTCAGGTTGAATGTGTCGTCCTGGAAGTAAATGAACTTCCCGCCCCACGCGCGGATGGTTTCCACAATTTCATCCACTGCGTTATGAGGATCGGGGTTTCTGAGGACGTTCCGGCCTTTGTATAGTTCCCGATAGGCATGGTTAAAACAATATGCGCAATCGTAGGGGCATCCCCTGGAAAGCATGAAATGTCTGATAGGGCTGTTCTTATGGGACGGAAAGTGTTCATAGACCATACTCCTGTCGGGTCGAGTCCAAGCCGTCGTTAATTCGCCCCGGATGGTTCCCGTCCATTTACCCTCTACGAAGTCAACAATGGCCTTCTCTCCGTCACCACGACACACACCGTCGATAAAGGGCAGTTGATAGCGTTCCGGATTATATGTCGGCTCAGGGCCACCTACGATGATTTTCCGGCCTTTCTTCTCACGTTTCAGAATGCCCAGGATTTCCTCCGAACCGGGCATGATTGACGCCGCGAGTATATCGCCGTCGAATCCGATGCTCGTTTCATGCCCGGATTGCTTTAAGGCCGCCGACAGGTACATGATCCCTAAGGGCTCAATCGTCGTCGGTAATGTCACAAAGGAAACTTTCATTTCGGCGCTTCCTCTACAGGGTCGGCAATGGGTTCCTCCACTGGCACTACCACCGGAGGTTTCTTATATTCCTCAAGTAATACCGAGTCTACTATCACCACTGCTCCAACAGGTCCGGCAGGGCCGGGAGCCCCAGGTAGTCCCGGCACTCCTTGAAGAACTGTGACGGGATCTCCACCCCGTTTCCTCTCTCGCCGTTCCCATTGTGCTTTTTTGTCTCGTGGTTCCATTTCGTGACCAATGAAAGCCGGGAAGGACGGAAGGTGTTACCCTTCCCGGCTCGGTAAAGGGCGGTGGATTAGGCCGCCCAGGAGGTTCCCTGTGGAATGTCATACCCGTAAACCTTATGGTCTATGGTTTTCATCACGTTTGACTCCCCGTGAACCTTAATCGTGACGCCCATGCCTTTCGCGTACCCACACCAGAAATCAACTCCGCTTTTCAGTCTGGAATAATCCGCTATGGACATAGTGACTCCATATAGGTGTATCTCATCATATCCCCGGTAAAGAGCGAGGGCGATAGCATAATCAACCGTTGACCCAAAATAATCAGTTTCAAAGCGTGCCATTACTTCCCTAATGGGGTAATTATCAAGCCCCATATAAGGGATTCCGTTTCTAACACAGAGCGCAATAACTCTTGCCGCTTCCGCCTGTTCCAGCTCTCCCCATCTCCCGTCGTCATAAACATTCATGTCGATCACGAGGGACACGGGGCGTCTGAGTAATAGTTGGGTGATGCCCCACGATTCACCCGCTAGCGGAGCATCAGCCCATGTTTTCCCCTTACCTATAATATTAACCTTCACTTAGGTAATCACATCCACCGCCGGAGCAACGATCCCGGTTGCCGCAACGGAGTTAGAGCAATAGTTTTCTGCCACAAAGCAAGAACTAGCCGTGATGATCGCAGCTAATAGCGTTGCCGCCCCGCCAAATACCCGGTTGTCAGTAATAATGCCCGTGGAAGTCGAAACCATGTTGATGACAATAGTGATCGTGCCGCCTGCAAAGTTGATCCGGTTCCCGACAATCTCACAGTTTATACACGCGGTAGACGCAGCGATAGCCGATGATCCCGTTGCAGCCTTCGCCAACAGGTTGATCGTGTTGTTTAAAATCCTCGTGTTGCTGGTTCCGACTAATTCAATCCACACCTGAGTAGCATTTGCCGCAGTCTGTTGTGTGTGCTTACAATTCATAATTGTAAGGTCATTAGCAGCTGCCGAGGTAAGTAAGAATTGGATTGCCTGTCCAGTGGCCCCCAACGCTCCATATTCGACGAAATCAACGGAATCGATTGTCACGCCTGCTGCCGTAACCGAGAACATTGATACAACCTCATCGGTTGAAACCTTTGTGATGAAGTTTGCCAACGTGACATTGGCCGCAGTAATCAATACGGAACTGTCCGTCGCGCTCCATGTGAGCGTCGGGCGAAGGTTAGAATTACCAAGCCCGATGATTGATACACCCGCCTTGTTGATAGTCAGCGCACCGGCTGAACCAATGGTGGCTGTATGGCCGGGGCAAACATAAATCACGTCCCCACGATTGGCTACACACTTAGCCAGCGCAGCCGTAATCGTCAGGAACAGATGGTCGCTCGGAACTTTCCAATCAAGCCATGCCCGCGCCTGAAGGCCCGACTTTGCAACCCAAAAAACTTCGCCGGCCACCGGGCCGACAGGAAGAATCCCTTGAATTTTCTGCGCAAGGATGGCCGCGCCGGGTGCTATGTTTCTGTCTCTAATCATTGTCTTTCTCCTTTATAGTTAGCCCCATTCAAGGGGGCCGAAGCCCCCTCTCATGGATACTGGTTAAGGGTTAGTACAGGGACGGCTCCACTAAGTCAGTGAGAACCGTCAAACAGTTACGCTGCTCGCACCCGAGATTGGTGTAGAGTCTCAGATACGCATCCCATTCGTCGTATCCCGCCCGCTGATGGAGCTGACTGCCGTCGAGATTTCCCCATCCAAGCGGAGTAAGCTCGTACTTCTGAATTACCCCGTTCGGCTCGAAGGAGATCCGGTTAGGCATATTCATTGGATCAACCATGATTTCCAGACTGCCGTCTCCGCCGCTGAAGGTAAGGGTTTCATACCCGCCTCTCAGCACCGTGGGAGCAAATCTCACATCAGGCAGGAGGAGTCCGGCATACTTCCGGCGCTGTCCAAGCCCCATGCGGATCGTGCTGACTTTCGTCCCGCTTCTCATCCTGGTAAGATCGCAGGCATTCAACATGAGGTCGATGGAGAGTTCCCTGTTGACCGAAGAGTTGGTCATGACGTTTGCGTTCCACTTTGGATTGGACGCAACCGTAATGCCCTCATATGCCGCGAGTACCGTACCGTCATCGAAGATACCCTTGAGGCCGGTTATTTCGGACGGGGTATCGGTTGACGCCCATGCCGCTGCCCTTGCGCCTGACTTGATGGCAATGGCTCCCTCAAGGACGCTACAGGCGTTCGTTGCGGTATATGCCGACAGATACGGATGGTTGGCCTTGTAAGCCGTGGCCGGGGCCTCGAAAATAACGGTTTTGGTGGATGGCGTCACAGACAGCACACGGCAGGCAACGGGACCCTGCGTAGCGGTCTGTTGGTTCAACGTCGCTCCGGCGGAGGCGTACACATCGATCAGCATGCCCTCCTGGAAGTACATCACGCCGATGTCATTATCGAAGGAACCTGCCCATGTAGCATTACCGGTGTATGACGCCCATGAAGAGAATCGCCCGATCATGCCGAATCCATCCCAATGAGCCTGACGATTCATGTCTACCTTGATGCTCTGGTAGATGTCGTCGATTTCATCGGAAAGGGAATTGACGAAAGCCTCCTGCTGAGACTTTGCCATTTCGATGGCAGGACCAGTGATCCGCATGGAACCATAAATGTACCGAGGATTGACGATTCCCTGATCCTTCACGCCGGTCAACGGATCGGGCAGTTTAGCGGATTCCGCCCTCCCGCCCGTACCCTGCGCCCGTGCGTATCGGACGCCGAAGACATATCCCAGTCCGCCCGGTCTGCGTTCAGACTTCGGAAACTGGTTATATGTCATCACATCATCTTCAAACTGATTACGGAGACCTTCCCCGTAAACATACTTCAGGGTTTCAACTATATTTGCCAAATCTGCATATTCACTCATTGTTATTTCTCCTTATTTTATCCACCGGCCCCCATTTTCAACCGTTCACCGAAGGCTCGGCGCATGTCTTTTAGAGTTCTAAGCGGCTTTTCCTGATCGCCGCCAACCGACTCGGCCCCCTGGCCGGTCTTCACCACGTTTTTCTTTGTCGCTAAATACTCGGCAATGATCGCCTGCTTGACCGCATCGAACTTCTTGAGGCCGTCAGCGACAAGTTTCTTGGTTGCCTTCTTATCGGTGATGTCCACCTCGTTCGACGGATTCCCGACGCCAAACAGCTCCAGAACGATCCCGCGATACTCCTTTGGGATATTGGCCTCTTCAACTTGGCCCTGGACATCCTTTTCGTAGGCGGATATCGCCTTCTTGGTCTTCTCGATCTGTTGGTCGTGAGCCTTCAGAGCCCGCTCTTTGGCGAGTTCCTGTTCGGCAATCTCCGCCCGTTGTTCCGGGTCCGCCTGGTCTTTTCGCTGTTTTGCCCAATATTCTTCGTACTGATCGAGCTTCGCCGCCTTCGCGACGATTGAATCCAGCGCATTGAGATCAGGGAGCTTCCCCTTGACCGCCTTCCCGCTCTGCACGAGTTCAAGAAGGTCGTCAGGGTCTTCAAGGTCATTGGCTTTCAAGAGATCGTTGAGCTTCTTTTCCGCCTTACGAGCCTCTTTCCACTTGGGTTGATCATTCCAAGGTAAAGGCTTACCCTCTTTGTCCAAGACCACCTCGGGGGATGAATCCGTTCCTGCATCCTTTTTATCGCCGGTTGGGGAATCCGACCCTTGCCCCTTATTTGCCGGGTCCGCTCCGGCTATTGCGGTGTTGGTGTCCTCTGGCATTTTGTTCTCCTTTAGGTGTCCAATGGTTCATCGAATCCGATGAGCGATTGAACGGGGTTGTGGGCAAAGAAAAAGGGACAATACAGTGATTACGGCACCGTAATTGCCCCTTAATTTCTTTCTTGCGTCACCGTTCCGACTGGCCGGTCAGAACAGTGAACCCAAATTTTTACTTACCTTTCATGTTCGCCCCGCCAGATTTATCCTGGGCAGAGCGTTTTATCTCCTGCATCTTAGTAGCGGCACCGACCATGACTTTCATCCGGTCCGTTTTAATGGCTTCCGCCTTATTCGCTTCCCGTACTTCCGTATCCCTTAAATGCTGATCGGCCTGAACCGCCGTATTCGCGGAGGGGAGCCCCGCGACTTCGCCCTTTGGATCTGGTTGTACACCAATTTCGGAAAGAATCTGCATCTGCTCGGATCTGGTCAGGAGCGGATAGAGTTTATCTATCTGCACAAACTGACGCATATCCGGCTTCACGTTGTCGATCTCCATCCGATGCGTGTCGGCATGGCCAATGAGAATGGTCTTTAATTGATCCGGAAGCAGTCTAAATTCATCGGAAAAGATGAATTTTATATGCGCCTCATAGTGGACCGGGTGATTTTGATACTTAAACGTCGGATCTTCAACCAAAACCTGCGGCTTCCCGTCCTGTCCAGCCTCTACAATCTGGATAACCTGCCTCTCCCCGCCCGCGATCATCATGTTTTCTCGTTCCGCAAGGTCAATATCAACATTCCCCTCGTCGGAGAACCCCGCCATGCCGAATCTTTCAAGAAGTTCCTGCCGAACCGATGGTTTTATCTTCGTTTCGTCGAACATTCCGGCCTGTGTCATGTTCAACATGACTTGCGCCTGCCCGGATTTCGTCGTAATGAGCCCGGAGTCCAGTTCCAGCCGGATATCGGTATTCCCCTTCAGGTCTGCCGCCTTAAATTTCTGAATTTTTACCTTTTTATCACGCCCCAAGGTCTTGATTGTCCGCTCTTCGGTGAAAATCTCTTGCGCGAGAAGCAGCCTTTTCTTGTAAACCCGTGTCAATGCCCGGTTGAATCGGTCGATATCTGGCGTTTTCCCGCGTTCCACTGTTTCTCGCATCATATCGAGCTGCACACCGGAGGATTGCGCCGAAGGAGAGGCTCCCCGGAGGATGTTTTTCGGATCGCCGCCGGAATCCTGGATCTGTTCCTTCGCGTTCCGACGCTCCTCAAGCACCTGTTGCGGGAGAGGCGTACCGCTTTCTATCGTCGGCTTCTGCCCCATCATCGGGTTGTATTCCAAGTACAGCATCCCATGAACTCCCTCAACCTTTTTCAACCCGCTACCGGTGGGGAGAAAGAGTGTGGGTCGCGCACAGCCCATGCGGTTTATCGCCTGAGCCTGATCGATCTGGTTGATGGTGTTCTGTGGGCTGATAAGGTCATTGATTGCCGCGTCGGACCAGAACCGTCCCGGTACGTAGTTGTAATGGAAATCGGTCAGGGTATAGTTCCATTCCTCGGGAGTGGATTGTATTGGAAGTCGGTTTCTTTTATAGATGATCTGCCCTCCGCAAGAAATGAAATACAGACCGTTCGGATATTTCACGGTCGGTCTAAACTCCATCTCCCGGAACAGCATGACATCCTCATCTTCAACATTCATCGTGCTGTAATCAAGGGAATGACCCTTCCACGGCGAGACGTTCGCAACGAGCTTTGCTAACCGCTTCTGGTAATCAAGAAAGGTTTTATCCTCCCCCTTCATTTCGATCTTCACCTTGAAGGTGTCTTCAACCCACTCATGGTCCTCAAGGGACATCGTTCCTACCCAGCGCTTCTTGCTTAACTTATCACCTGCGGAGTCGCATCTTACATTAAACGGCGTGAAGCAATCCACCCCCACATCGCCGGTTTTGCCAACCAACCCATCTTGATCGACAAGCCACTGCCCGCCGTTTGAATCGGGGAACGTCCGTATAAACCCCGTCCCGGACAGACAAAGCCAGATGCAAACCTTTTCCTTTTCATCAAAGAAAGCCCCGCCATCGGCCTGATCCATGCTGATTAACAAGTCCTGGCCGACAACCGATGCTTCCTTATCCTCGCGTTCGTTCGTGTTGGGCCATACCCGCGGGACTAACTGCTGATTCATCAGAAGGGCTTTTTGCGAACGCACAAATTCACGGATTTCGTTCGATACCGGCGTGGGAACGTAATCGGGCAGTTGCCGCCGCCGGAAGGTTCCGGATGATTTCAAGAACTCAATATATTGCTCCCCGATGTAGTACATAATGTTCCGCCAGATAATGCGCTCGTTCTGCATCCTGGCAACATCCGTCTGATCGGAGAACACCTTATCGAAAAAGGCTTGAACGCTATTGTCGTCCTTGAATATTTCGGATGATTTCATTAAACCGGGATCCCCCGCTCCTGCTGATCGTCATAAATCTGATCGGGTCGTTTCGCTGATTCCCTTACCACTTCCGCGTTCACGTAGGTCGTGTAGTCTTTGGTCATGATTCGGTCAAGTAAGTCCCTCACGATTCCGTCATGAATCCTCTGCTGGTGCCAGACAAGCCACCCCATGAAGGCAATTACCGCGCAATTCCATATAAGTAATAATATCCCTTCCATAACCCCTCCCCTATAAAAACAAATCCGCAAATCCTGAACCCTCTGCCGCGTTAACCGTCGCCCATATCTCTTCCCGTTCCAAACGGGCAACTTCCGTGATGTCGGCTGGGCGGCGGTGCTTCTCTTCCTTCGCGGGCAACTGCGTCAACGGTCGGTACATAAACAGTAATGCCGCCTCATCCCCGCTATGGTCCTCGCCGTCGGAGTCAATGTCTTCGATATTGTTCTTGTCAACGATCAAGGACGGCACGGTCCGAATGAAATGCTGGCACGAGGAGTAAATCTGCACCATCGGTACGCCGTTTACGGTCCCGTCCGCATCTCTCGGAACCCGCAAATGCTCGTGGAACTGCCGCCATTTCAAAGCCCTCGAAGGATCTCCGGGCCGCATCTGCAATCCCATGTTCATGAATATCTCCGCCGTCGAGGGACCCTGCCCACCACCCTTGTAGTCCGGCTTCTTATTGAAGCAAGTAGGGTCACAGATCCGGGTGATTTGCGGGTTGATAACCTTCGGGGAATCTCCCTGCACGACGGTGAACCCCATCGCCTGCTCACGTTTAATTATCCCCTCGCCAATCTCTGAGTCCGTAAGTCGCAAACCCTGATCCGGGGTCCCGTTCCATCCGTACCACTCATTGAACCGATACTTCCGGCCATCTGAATCTATCCACCACCAACCAACCGAGAACGGCTTACCAAATCCCCAATCAAAGGTCATGTACATAGGGCGACCTTCAGGAACAAGCGGCGTAATAGCCTCAACAACATGATACGTCCTGCTCCACTCCTGAAACGCCTGCCCTACGAACACATCCCAGGACCCATCCTTAAACGCGCTCCGGAGATGTGGCGGCAGTGTCCCCAACATCTGCCAGTACGCAGCGTCCAGATACGGGTTATCCTCTGCCTTGCTTGGAACATAAGCGAACATCGGACGGTAATCGACAGGCTTTATGAACTCTATCGGGAAGTTCTTATCCATCCATAATGCCTTATGGTAGTTATGCCCTATCCCGCCAGGGTTCGTCGCCCCAATAAACGGGCATTCCTCATCCCTTAGCCCTGGCCACCGCAACCGCATCCTAAGATGCGTGAACGTCTCCACATCATTCTTTGTGCTCTCATCAACCAAAATAGCCGCCCATTCCGAAGACTGGTACTTACTAGGATCGTCAAGGTTACGAAAGCATATAACCCCGCTCCCATACTCCGCCGCCAAGATAAAGCACCTCCCATACTCCGCATGGTCACTGTACATCTTCCCCATCCAACTCGGAAACTCCCGGCTAATCTTACTCAACTGCCTATCCTTCAACGCCGGGTAATCCTCACAGGCAAGCATCACCTGAACGTGCTTCAACTGCTTCTCAAAGAACCAACTCATTAAAAGGCGGACTCCAACCCACCTCAAAAAGTAACTCTTACCCCCTCCCAATGCCCCCCCATACAGCAAAAACTTAACGGGGGGCCTGCCATACGAAGCCCAATCCAAATGCCTCGCCGCCTCCATCTGACGTTCAGTAAACTTCGCCAAGTCCACATCAAAGTTGAACGTCGGAACCTCAGCAATGGCCGCCTTCACCGCCTTGCCTCGCTCCTCCATCCGCTTCTTCTGAAACTTGCTCTTAAACTTTGGCGGCACTACCTCAACACCTCAGCCGGATTGCGCTTAGAAAGCTCCACAAGCTCCTTCTGGACCTTATTCCACCCAGGCGTCCCCGATATGTCAAACCGAGGATAAATACGCTCACCCTCCGTAGGAATCATCTTCCTCATTAACTCCAATGATAACCCCCTGCCAGTCGGTACATTCTCCAAACCAGTCACATCACTCATAACCCCTCCCTTCCTAATAGCGAATAGCCCGATGTGGGGTATGATAGAGATGAGTCTCTACACACCCGGTCAAGGGATCACCCCCGCCACCTCCGCGAATTGGAAGGGGGGACCCATGAACTTTTCCTGGCTCATGTCGATGCTCACCCTGCTCTGCTCACTGTCACTCTGCTTAATTGTCCACTATTCCTATAGACTATACAATGTCATATAAGATGCAATATGTAAACTTTCATATTTACTATATACATATACATATCATGTGCTTATGTAATAGTGTTATATTATGGAGCACTGTGAATCATCCTTAAGGGGCGCTTTTAGGACATTCGTGTCACGATCTGCGTTGATCTGCACGTTTGCATCACCCTTGACTATCAGCACCATTGGCTTGATGTTGCTATCGTTTTGGCCTCTGATATCGCGGATCTTATCCTCCAATATGCCTACAGCAGTAATCATCGTGCCTGCTGACATACTTTTTATTTTTTCCGGAGTCAGAGCGTCATATATTTTACCTTGTAGATACTCGAATGCAACGTCTTTATTTTTCCTGAATGACTCGAAGGTGTTGACCTCTGCGGTTGCCAATCTTGCCCTGATATTACCACCAGTGCAGCCGAGCAATGCCGCTATCTCTACGCTGTTGAGTCCTTGGCAGTGATAGGCGACTATGGCCGATAGCGGGATCTCTTTGCTTGCTGTGGTCCGTTTTGGGTGTTTATCGGGCATTTCTGGGGGTTGGTTAGTGGGGGATTGGCAGGTTATTGATTTGCCACTCGGCTTGATACCTGAGAGTGTTGGGTTAAGGTTTGCCATGATCCCCCGTTCTTAAGTTCGGTTGTTGCCTGTTCCGCTCTATCGGCATTCGCCGTACGAGCTAGAGGACACTTGCGGTACTACGATGGAGCTCTTTCTTCATCTTCTTTACCATATATATACGCCTGAAATCACCCTATGGAATGAGTGATACATCTGATTTCTTTAAGGATAGTGGGTAATTTCTGTGTAACATGGTATGAATGATACGGTATAGTTGAGTGCGTGATAGTTGCAATAGCCTGGCTATCTCTCGCTTTGGGATCTGCACCATGAGCATTGAACATATTGCCCGATGACGGATATCACTTATCGCCTGGATATCTGTTAGGGTGATTGGGAATTGCTTATTATCTGATAGCTCGTGGCAGACCTCGTTATAATCAGCTTGCGGAGTGTTGAGCATTTCTTTTGTTATGAATCGTTCTCGCCGTTGCACATTCCCATCAATCCATTGTAATGGGGGACATAATGCCTTGCATTGCCCGTTGTTTTTGCATGGGGAGCATATTGCGTTATCACTACACTCTGGGCGCTTGGCTTTCCTGTTTGTTTCTGGGGGGCGATAGATTGTATTGCATGGTGGGCATGTTGTAATCTTACCGCCTGCATCTTGAAATTGTTTAAGGGCAGCTTGATCGATCATGATGCCATTATCCTCAGGAATATCAATTCGCGCAAGGTTTTTGTCGGATTTGTTTACGACTTTGAATGTAGCTATACGGCTACACATTTTTACAATCAGTTATTGTATTGCATAGTTAGTGCATCATGTATCAAGCCTGCTACGTCGCTTTCCCTTACGCTTTTGATTGTATCATGGGGGATACACTTTTGAAAAGATATGTTATATATTGTAT